AGTATACATATATTACATAGTTGTATGATTTTTACTCGTTTAACGATATTAATTCAAAATTTTATAAAATTTTATAAAATTTTATAAAATTTACATAAAGTATGAGTTGTGATGAATTGTACCATTTATTAACGATAAGAGACCCTACCATAACAAGTACTCTTGATTATAGATTAATAAAACATGTTTTGATAATGAGAATTGTAGCAATTGTGATTAAAAAAATTAATGAGTTTGAAATAGAAATGCAAAAATCATGTAAAATAATTGAAACTGAAAGAATACCAGAGATAATTGAAGAAATAGAAAAAATGTTAGATACAATATATAGTAGTTGTTTGCGTAATCTTTCTGACGATAATAACATCGGGTTAATAAATGTATTTTTGTTTCAGTTTGCTATAATGTTTTCCAAGCACATGGGGATAATTCATGAATTTTATGAAACAAGATTGTCGGGTGTTTTTGATATTTTAATTTCAAACGACAATTGGATGGATTATAATTATATGAAAAGTTATTTATCAACATCTGTTTTACGACGTCTTGTATGTATAAAAACGGATGTTCCTTATACAGTGAAAAATTTATCAAATCCTGCATATAATGTCTATGGTATTTTTTTTATTAAATGGGTTGATGTATTTGATAGTGACAGGGTTATCATAGATTATCTGAACAAAGTTTTTTATTGTGAAATTGTATCGCATGCAACATATGCGGATGGAAGATGTATATCTCCATTTGAATATGTATTTCATGATTTAGCACATGGAGTTAATTTTTTATTTGCATGTGGTGAGGAAAGAGTGGATTTAAATTTAATTGAAACCGAGAGGTTTTACCTTTATTTGAAACATCTTTTGGAGGTAGGAGGAATTGATAAATCAAATTTTCAAAAAATAAAAGCATATATTTTTTATGAACTACACGAGGGTGAATGTTCATTAGGTTCTAATGTTAAAAGTACCGTTATAGAAAATGAGAGGTATTCAAGATTTTTTGATTTACATGATTTAAAAACACTTATTCCGCGAACAATTAACACAAAAAAAAAGATACAAGAATATTTTGAAGATGGTGTAAAATTATTTAAAGAATATTTCCATGAATGGAAAACCACACAAAGCGATACTCTTTACCCAAGACCAATTTCGTATAATACAGCTTATCATCTTGAAAGAGGTGGAAAAACCAGGAAAAAACGAACTTCATTCAAAATAAAGGGCTAAGGAGTTAAAATTATACATTTATTTTACGACCTGCATAAAGGACAATTATAATGAGAAGATGATATTAACCATTGCGAATGACAGTTGCTGCAAAACAAATGCTCGCATTCAAAACGTCTTTCGCGATACACTTCATTTTCACTGCATATAACACACACCGTGTCGGGAACATTTTCTGCGCTTTCTTGAACGCTTTCTTCAGGTTGAACTTGTGCTCCAGACAAAATATCTGCTTCTGTATAAAATCGCGCATATCGTCTCAAATCCAAGTCTTCTTTTTTCAGATAGCATATGCGATGCGTACCATTTCTGTCCATGTCTGTCTTCATGTATTCAATGTTGTTAAATCTCCTGATAATCCTCGCGTAAAAGAACATTTCGTTTTCTCTTCTCAATACATCATTTTCCGATAATTCTGGATTTAACTCTGCATATGGCATGTCATCACTTTTCACAATTTGAATCACTGCGTCGTCTTCGACATTGAAATTGTTCTTGACAAGTGTTTGCAATTCATGGATTACTTCATTTTTTGTTAAATTCCTGGCAAGATTTTTTGAAGTCGTGTAATATCCGTAAGCAATTTTAACAGTTGCGCAAAACATTTTTTTAAAAACCCACAATTTTTTAAAAAAAAATCAATTTTAAATTTCGTTAGAAATTCGCTTAATTACTATAAGCCAACCCACCCATACCGCTCATAATACGAAGAATGTTGTAGTTGGTTGCATAGACACGAACCTTTGCCGTTTTAGTTCCTTCCACAGTAGCATTTGAAAGAACCAACTGAAGAGTTGCGTTATCAATACGTGAAAAATTGCAAGTTCCTGAAGGTTGGTGTTCTTCAGGACGAAGAGCAAAAGAATAAACATTGATTCCCTCGTCTGGAGTGCGGGTATGGCACTGAAATGGCTGAACCCATGAGAAGTAAGAACCCTCTCGCTCTGAAAATCTATCCTGACCGTTGAGCTGTAGTTTTCCAGTGACAACTGGGTTAAGGCCCCAGCAGTGAAGAGTAAGAGAAGTTTCGCACAAAACAAAAGTTCCTGCGTCAGAAACACCAGAATTCTGATTTCGGCCAACATTCTCAACTGGTATGTTGGAGAATGGGTCCAAATTGTTCAAAATATTATTGATCTCTGTGGTGGGTTGATTAAGTTGTTGGGATGGATCGTAACCCAAGTTTGGTTGACTGTAAGGATTGTTTGGTCCATGCCAGTATCCGGTAGTAGTAGCATCCACATCTACCGCGCCAGCGTCGTCAAACATTCCTCGTGCATCTATGAAACCGTATTCTCCAGAAAGTTCTGCAGGGCCACCAAAAGCATGAATTGCGTTTGGCAATGCATCAATTGCATCAGTATAGTTGAATGGTTGAGCTCCCAACACTTTGTAGAGAAGAGCATCACAAACCAGCGATGAACAATAATCCACATTTTGATCCGGTTGAACTACCCATATAAGTTCCTTGACTGGGTGATTAAAGTTCAGCTTGATTTTGTTGGATGACGAACCGACGGATTCATCGCCTGTGAATTGTAGCTGAGTAATCAAATACTCGTGAGGATTCTGTGCCATGCGTCTTCGTTCTTCAGTATCCAAAAATACATAATCCACGTAAATAGACGCGGCAACAAGAGACTGATTGTATGCAATTGCTGCTGGTACTGGTCTGCCTGGAGCATATTGTCCATTTGCTTGAGATGGAAAGTTGGCAGTATTCGCGGCAGATGTTTGACCACTATAACTATTTGCGTTGCAGTTAAGAGTAGTTACCGCCCACAAACATTCGTCAATAGGACGAATATCTAGAGTGATTTTTATTTCGTGATACTGAAGTGCGATTAGCGGAAGGGCTAGACCAGGATTGGTGCAAAACCAAAATTGCAATGGGATATAAAGAGTGTATTCAGGTAGAGCGTTTCTTGGAGCACACACCTGTCTTGGTGCGAGAGAATCGCAAGGGCCATCCACCTCGGCGAAAGATGGATCAGTAATAAAAGTGAGCTGGGTGATGTTGCCAATCATTTTGAAATAACCAGGAGTCTGCTCGCTGGTCATGGTAAGTTGATTCCAGATGTGCATCCAATCACCGTATTGTTTGTCAATTCTTTGACCTCCTATATCCACCTCAACCTGTGCAACGATTTGTTCTCCTGGATAATCCAACCATCTGGCGTAAACCGTAGAAAGTCCATTTGTGTTGAACCCAGTTCCCATAAGTTGATTGATTTCTGGTAGAGTAACTTGCAGATAAGTTCTGTATGCTAGATCACCGTTTCTGCTAATTGTGCATTGAACACGTCTTCCGAAATCAGCCTGACCGTTGAATGTTTGTTCAATAGATTCAATGGCAAAATTAGTGTAACGTCTGTAGGTAACTTTCCAAAATGTAATTTGTGGATTGCCTGTTAAATACACGTCTTGTGCTCCATAAGCGACTAGTTGCATTAGACCTCCACCCATTTATATTATTCCTAAAGAAAAAAATTTTTTGAATTTTAATTTAATTATTTCAAAATGGAAAGTTGATTTTGAATAAACTCTTTCAAGTATTCATCTGTAAAATATTTTTTATTGTCTTCGTGAGGCTTTTTAAAAAAAAACGTATCTTCTTCTTTCTCAACGTTCCAACCGTTTTCCAGAGCATTGTATATGAAAAGCATTTTTTGTATTTGCAAATTGCCTATCTTTAATTTATGACTTTTATTGTTGGATGTCAATATTATTTGTAAATCCATAAAAAACCGTTAGAAATATTATTTTTACATATTACTTATTTTAATATAAATACAGTTACGGCAACAAATTATGAACAATTTTAAACCTAAATCCGAGAAAAAAATAAAAACATTTAAAAATGACCAGCTAACAATAGACGGAAAACATAACGAATTTTTAGTAGAATTTGAAAAAAACGAAAATGAAATAATCCCCAAAATGAAATCCAGAATTTTAAAACTACAAAAGGAAATGGAAACCGCTTCCTTTGAGGAAAAAATGGATTTACAAGATGAAATCACAAAATACATTAAAAAAATAAAAGAATTAAAAAATTTTAAAAAAAACTATTTTTTGGAGAATTCAAAATATATTTATGAATACTTTGAGAATAAACAAAAAATAGCAGAACCGTCAAGTGTAACTATTAAAAATGATTTACTAAACAATTTTTTTAAATTGGATACACCTTCTCCTAAAAATGACAAAAATAATATAATCCAAAAATATTTACAAAATATCAATATCGAATATTTGGATGTTAATTCTTTTGTTTGTCAAAAAGATATTTGTAAATATTGTTCCAAAGGAGAATTGATACCCATAGAAGATGAAGGGCTCTTATTATGTAATAGTTGTTTTAAAAGTATTCCATATCTTATTGAAAATGAAAAACCTTCCTATAAAGAACCTCCGAAGGAAATATGTTTTTATGCGTATAAAAAAATAAATCATTTTAAAGAGATATTGGCGCAATTTCAAGGAAAAGAAACAACACATATAGCTCAAGAAATCCTTGATAATATACAATTACAGCTTAAACGCGAAAGAATAACACTTGAACATTTAACTTACTTTAAAACAAAAGAAATATTGAAAAAATTGGGGTATAATAAATATTATGAACATATAGCATTTATCAAAAACAAACTTGGTATTCCACCTCTTGTGATAAGTTCTGAAATGGAAGAATTATTATGTAACCTTTTTATGGAATTACAAGCTCCATATGCGAAATTTTGTCCTGACTACCGCGTGAACTTTTTGAATTATTACTACATTCTATTCAAGCTATGCGAGCTTTTGGGCGAAAAATCGTATTTGGGGGAAATACCAATGTTAAAAGATAGGGAGAAATTGATTGAACAGGACGATATTTGGAAGAAAATGTGTGGCATGTTAAACTGGGATTTTATTCCAACTATTTGTTGATTCTTTTAGACTTGCTTGCCAAACGAAATGCCTTTTTATTGTGATTACAACCTTTTTCAATAATGTTGTAATCAATTGCGGCCGCTTTTCCGGAAGTGATTGCGCTCGCTAATCGAGCAAGACCCCATGATTGCGGAGTTTGATTAGGTCTCGATCCGGACGAGTAATAAGCGCCTTCTCCTTTTTTAACAATTTGTTTTAATGCGGATAATTTACACCCCGTTTTAGACGCCAACTCGGCATTTGGTGTAACTGTTTTTATATTGTATATTCTACGCGCATTTTCTATATGAGACGATTTCTTACTTTTGAACGAAGACAATTTTCCACGAGTATAATATTTATGTTTTTTGTATAATCGTTTCGATTTACGTAACATGTCCAACTGTTTTTTTTTGTCTTTTTTTGATAAATTTTTAGGTAAATACCTTTCTGGGAACATATAATAAGTGAATATTAACGCCGGCGTCTTGATTTCCTGAATCTGGATCTCCTAGATTTTCTTCTACGCCTCCTCGCCGCCATTGCTATAGGTCCCCGTGGTATGTGTTCAACAAACGTAGTATTTTGATCTGTAAGTCCATTTGTTTGAGCATTTCCACTATTACCGGTTGAAAATCCAGAATTAATGTCAAAATCATTAATTATTATGAGGTCCCCGTTAGCATATTCAACTATTACATAACCGGTACTAAGTGGTGTGCCAGGGCGTATCAACCCATTTGTGCTGAAAACGTCTCCTACAACTGCGTTGGATAATTGCCTATTCATATAATATCATAATAGTTTAATTTAAAGCCCTCCAGGGAATCCAACCATGTTCGCACCAATACCGAACCCTGCTCCAGTGCGCGCCGTCACACCCATACTTGGGAGATAAGTATCCAAAATACTAAATGTTGCCGCAGCAACCAATGCCAAAAGCGCAATTTCTTCAAAGTTCATACTCTTTTTAGGTATTGCGTAAGCAGCGATAGCAACCATTAAACCTTCGATCAAATACTTAATAATTCTCCTTATTATTTCTTGAACGTCAAAAAAATGATTCAACATAATTTATCAAAATATTTTTATTTTGTATTAAATAAAAATACTTAAACCTTTAAAACATTATAAATTATGATTAAAAAAAATTTAAACGGAGAACAAAACCCCATGTACGTCGATCTATTGGAAGAAGATAAACCTATTTCTGGGCAAAAATTCGTGTGTATTTCTTTTGTTTCTCCCGAAAAGATTCTAAAACAGAAAGAATCCTTTTTCTTCCAAGAATTCCTTAAAAGATGGGATTTTAATAAATCCATGGAAAAATTTGTTCAATTCCTTAATTTTATTTCCTATAAATATTCATTGACATTCGAAGACCTAACAAATGATTTTAACGAATTTGTTACAGACGAGAAAAAAAATTTAATTGATGATTCTTTTGAAAATGATTACAGAACATTTGTTGATAAGTGCGAAGAAGAATTAGAAAACGCATTTAATAAAAAACACAAGTTTCAAACTTCTACAAGAGGCCTAAAGGTAAGAGGTTCATATTCCACGCAAGAGGAAGCCGAGCTTCGTTGTAAATTATTACGCGAAGTGGACCCTAACCATGATATTTTAGTAGGACCAGTGGGAGTCTGGATGCCATGGGACCCAGAAGCATATAAGACAGGAAAAGTGGAATATTTAGAGGAAGAGTTAAATCAATTAATGGCAGAGAAAAATAAAAACGAGTCTTTCGCAAAGGCCTCTTTTGAGCAAAGAATCAAAGAAACAAAACAAAAGGCAATGGAAGAAAATAAAGCAAAGGCTGAAAAATCCGGAAATAAGTTGACACAAACTCTTGATGATAATGGTAACTTGGTTGGTATTAAAAATTTGAATACACAAGAAAAGGATTTAGGAGAAAATGTTACACTAAATGATATCCAAACAACTCTTTTTGAAGGAGAAAATATCGTCATGGATAAAAATACTGATCATGGGGCAAAATCACTTGTCGGAAATCCATTTAAAATATAATAAAATTAAACTATATGGCAATGGATACAGGTGTTGTCGACTTTAAGAAATTTAGAACAGAAACATTTGTAGATATTTTTAGTTTTTTTAAAAACCAATTATATGTATCTTTACTAGATAGTAATTTAAATACAATAACCAAGTATGATATAAACTCAGATCCGCCTTTATGGATGATTGGTGGAGGAGATGCTATAAACTACTATTCTTTAGAAAGTGAAAAAACACCAACAAAAGACCTTGATTGTAAGTTGTTATTCGTCGGAGAATACTCTATTTCCAATGATTTTGGTGCCAACATGCCCGCTGATATTTTAAATTTATATAATATTATAATATCTCAAGTATTGCCGGATAATAGCCCAAACCCGGAAAGAGAACACTATAAAGATATTTTCACCAATAAAGGGTTTGATTGTAATCGAGCAGATGAACTGGATGCCAAAATAGCGGGATATAAAGATTTATTTTTTCGATATCTTCAACAGTCTACAATTTCCTCCACAATTGAAAGAAATTTTATTATAGGATATGAAAGTAGAAAAATTGTCTTGTCGAGTATGCTTAATACAGACTTTACCGGTGGAAATGTGAAAGAACTGGTTCTCATTGAAGATAAACCAACAAAAATTATAAAATCTGTTGGTATCTCCGAGTTGCTTGATAGAGATTACATTAGATCACAATCAGATGATTGGTACATAGAAAATACAGAATTAGGAGATGGCGGAATTCGTGAAATAAAGTTCAAAATGTTTGTCTTTAAACGACCATTTATATCATTTGGTCAATCAAAAACAGCGTTTCCTTACGCTCCTCCCTTTAATAGTAAAACAACAAAACAATTTGGATATACTAGAATAACTGATGTAAAATTGAATGAAATCAGAGAAAGTTTAGATTGTTTTTATAGCAAGAGTGACGCGGAAAGAAGTCATATATTTGATATATATTATCATTCTGTTGCCATGATGTATATAAACAGAAATTTATGGTCATTGAATAGTGCTTGTATTCTTATGGAAGATAATGGAAATAAATGGTTTATGAGTGAAGGTGTTCTTGATTTATGGATTGAATACGGTTCTAGTTATCATCCAATGGGGAAAAATCTTTTTGAAAACAGGCAATTTGATGGATCTATTTCGTCTATTATCAAAAATATCGATTATTGCGGGAGAAAGAGTGTTATTAGAATACCCACTTTAAATTGGTTGATATATGATCAATCCAGAATGTTGTATCATAGTCTACGTTTACAGAATTCGGATCATAGCGCTTGGACAGATAAAGGTGTCGGGGCATGGATGCCCATGGATGACGGCAGGCAAGCAAAATACTTTAAAAAATTAAAGGGTATGTTGCGATCATATCTATCTATAATAGATACAGTCGAACAAGAGTATGAAACAAATTACGAGGCGTTTAAAACCATTTTGGTGGCATGTAACGATGATTCGCAATGCTCTCCTTCTCATTTTATGACATTTTTATATGAAACTATTACGAAGAATACTTTATGGAACCCCGATAAAAGTATATGTTTATTGCCACCTGGTCGCGGGAAGCGCAAAAAGTCAACGAAGCGAAAGAGAACAAGGCGTAAAAACAAATAAATAAAGTATATAAAATCAACGTGATAATAAAAGGTATGATATGTACTGGATCTTTTTTTTCTCTTTATATTCTTCTGTTTTCACAGGGAATTTAATATGGGTAGTATTAAATGCCGGATTGATTCTGACAAGTTATTTAGCGGATAAGGGTTATCATGAAATCGATTATGTTTGTATTTTTTTGATAAACTTGTGTTATTTGAATGATGTTTATACAAATACAATATTGGTCTGCGCAGCTGTCTACGAATTTTATGATAAAAAAACAATCAATACTATAAAAAACATGGCATGCGGCTTAGGGATAATAAAATGTTGTATTTGTTGCTTTAAATTAGATATACTTATTGGGATCAATTTAGTATGGTTTGCCTTGATCGGTATTCATGTATATAGAGCCCGTATTGTTTATTATGAAAAACACAAGAATTATTGCGATAATTTATTTTATGATTTTTTGACAATTATTTGGAGACTATGTGCTTTGATAATCTTGATGAGCGCAAGTTATACGATGGAAAAAAGACGAAATGCCCTTTTTAAAATTTAAAAAAAGTTCTTGAATTCTAGTTGTTTTGACCGGGACGTCAATGTTGGATATGTTAAAGGCGTTGGCGTCGAGTTAGAATCACGTAAATATTTTAAATATCCTTGTGCCTCTTGAAATACTTTATTGCTACAATATTTAACAACTTTTTCATTTAGAGATTCTACTTGTTCTCGGATATTGTTTGGTTGATTTTTCGAATATTCTGTAAAGATGCCTCGCATGATAAGTTGAAGTTCTTCGGGGTCTTGGTTGTCAACAAGATATTTACCATTTGATAATTGATACACTCCTGCTCTTATCCCGTTTTGAATAATGGATGTGTTTTCTTTAGAAAAAAAAACTTTTGAGAGAGTTGTATCTTCCCACACTCCTTTTACCGGATTACGAATCGTAGATATTTGATGAACGGGTATTTTATCATATAGTCCAAATAAATTTTCTGTATTTGGTTGTATCATTTTATAAAAAAAGAAATTATTTAAATAAATCAAATATATATGTTGGGAGGAGCACAGAAAATAATACTCTTGATTTTTGTTATCTTATTGATAGTTATTTTTGGGATTGTTTTATGGACTTTTGTTCAAGGAGACATAGAGTCTTGGCCACCAACTACACAAACTTGCCCTGATTATTGGATAGAGACATCAAGTGGTGAATGTTCTAATATATTACATACCGGAACTGGGCCAAAATGCGATAGTTATACTTCTTCTGATCCATGCGCCAACTACTCATGGTCAATGGATGGTATTAGTGGATGTAATACTCCGTGGGATGGTATAAATTATGGTTACGGAAAATACACGCCATGCGAAACTGGATATAACCCATCAAAACTTTAAACTTGATATAATTTATGAAGATTGGGATATTACAGCGTAATATTTTAATAGCCTCGAGTGTCATTTTTATCCTTTTTTTAATTATTTTATTGTTTAATTATGCGGATTCAGAATGGCGTAAACTACCTCAAAAATGTCCTGATTTTTGGGTGGAGGAAGAAAATGGACAATGTTATAATATCAAAGGTCTGGGAAAATGTAATTCATCTAATATAGGGGATTATTCTGAAAAAAATGTAACTTTGAAAAATATCGACAAACAAAAATATTATTACATGGATTTTAATACTTTACAAGGAGGTGATTGCGGCAAACAAAAATGGGCAAATGGTTGTGATATAGCATGGGATGGCATAACATATGGTTATGGAAAAACTTCGCCGTGTAATTAAAAAATAATATAGATATATTCAAATACTTTATCATATGGACTTTAATCAAATTTTACAAAGAGAAACAATGAAAGAAGAGATTAAAAAATGTATCCTTTCGTATAAAAAAGATGAGAATACGAAAAAAAACATCTATATCTACGGAGATTGTGGGATCGGTAAATCCACTTTTATAAAAAATATAATTAAAGAAATTAATTACGATATGGTAATATGTAATAACATGGATTCGCGAAATAAAAATTATATAGAAAATATATCAAACGGGAATATAAGCAATCAAAATGTCCTTAATTTATTCTCGAAAATTAAAAAACAGATTATTATTGTCATGGATGATATAGATACGATAAATGATAAACATTTCCTAACGTCTTTGATAAAATTAGTTCGACCTAAAAAAACAAAAAAACAGAAATTAGAATGTTCCTCTTTTAATCAAATTATATGTATCGGGAATACGATTGAAGACAAAAAACTAAAAGAATTGGCGAATGGGTGTATTACCTTTAAATTGAATACTCCCACATTAAAACAAATGAATGACATTGTCCGTGTTTTAATGCCCGAAGTAAATATTGATATTGGATGTAATCTTAAAAAATTGGAAATAATATATAATATTTACGTTAAAGATAAAAATGTTCTCTCTTCGTACTTTTCAAATGTGCGAAATATTTACTTAAATGCCGAAGTAAAAGAATGTACAAAAAACATAATAAATCACAAATACAATAATAATGTAAGTGAAACGGACCGAAATATTATTGGACTATTATTACATGAAAACATCATTGATGTTATCGACACACGTGACAGGTTACTTTACATACAATTTATGAAAAATATTTGTTTTTCCGACTATATTGACAAATTCATTTTTCAAAAACAGATATGGCAATTAAACGAATTAAACTTTAATATTAAAGTGTTAAAAAACATGTTTTTGTTAAAAAATACGAAACCAATAACAGATATCCGTTTTACAAAAATATTAACAAAGTACTCAACCGAATATAACAATTACATGTTCATCCGAGAATTGTGTATCTCTCTCTCCCTTGATCTAAAAGATATGTATCAATATTTTTTACATTTACGCGAACAATACTCGTTGGAAGAAATAATAAATATCGTTGAACAATATGATATTACTCAATTAGAAATTAATCGAATTTACAAATTTCTCGATAAATTAAAAAACGGCGAAGACATGGAATAAGTTTTTGTATTTTCTTATAATAATGATAACAAAATACACGTATAAAAGGGCAAAAAAAATCGGGGTCACAGTTAAAAACTCTACAAATAAAGATAAGAAAATAGATGTTTATCGAAATGGGGAAAAAATAGCCTCTGTCGGCGCTAGAGGGATGAATGATTACCCAACATATATAAAGACACGTGGTATAACTTATGCCAATAAAAGGAGAAAACTATACAAGATGCGCCACGAGAAGGACCGGAAAAAGAAATGGTCGAGGGGTTGGTTAGCCGACCAGCTACTGTGGTGACATTAGAGATATCCGGTGCTTCAATTGTTTTTTATGCCAATGAAATTTTGTTTCGCTGCTAACATCTACCCCAAAATGGTTCTCGTATTGTTCGGGGCTGTCGTAGAATAGAACAGGCGGTGTCTGCCCAGTTTCGCCGGTTGAAAGGATGACGCTGAATAACCCGTCTTCATCTTTAGATCCGTATTTGGCCTTGTATGGTTGATTTGTTTTCGCGTTCATGCAGAATTTGTTTGCGTAATTTGTTTCAAAGAACGTGATGAACCTCTTCTTTTTTCCTTTACCACGAATGATCATGTGCTTTCTAGGATGTTTCTCGTCAAGCGACTTTGTCGATTCGCTTCTTTCGTCATTCTCAGGTGTAGGTAAGAAGCGATTTTCTTTTATCTCGTCCATTTTCTTACTGTAATATAGTAGTAATCTTTATATTATTTTTAGGACAATTCTTTAAGTAGTCTGTAAAAAGAAATTGTTTCGGAATCGTCGACGAAATCTTCTAGGCAATAATCCGTTTCTTTCACATTTGCGCCTTTTAATAGTTTTTTTTTATCTACTGTATTTTTGGAGTGTGCTATTACCAATATTGTTTTTTTAGAATCCAATTGCTTTAATGGTATAGTCCATTTTTTCAGAAAGAATTTTTCTTCTGCGCGAGCATCATTATCATTATAGGCCGTTTTGTTTAATAATTCTCGCTTGAAACCCAATGTAGCAGCGGTGGCATGATATTCTCCATATGGACCAAATTGATATATTTTATCTAAATCAGGAAAATACATGTACATCAAACTTGAGCCAACACATATAGAATTTTCTAATGTTTCAACTGTATGCGAAATCCTCTCGGGCGGATAATAATCATCGTCATCGATATAAATAAGTATTTCACCCCTGGAATATTTATTTATTAAATTCCGTTTTTCACCAATGTTCATTTTTTCTGTTTTATAGTATCTAATATAAGGGATATCTGAAACCAAATCTTCTATTTTATCTTCCCCGTCATCTAGAATAATCCATTCAATGAGATTTTTTGGATATGTTTGATTTTCTATACATTTTAACATGATGGGGACGAAGGCTCTTCGATTATATGTGGGTGTACACAATGAAACGAACATTTATCATATATTTATTTTGTTTTTAATATTTTTTCGGGTTTTTGAACCATCCTTTTTAAAACCTAAAAATTCTTTAGCAGTTCCAATCCATGATTTTTTGGTTTTTTCGGTCTTTTCGGTATTTTCGGGAGTCTTTTCGGAAGGTGTTTTAGCTTCATCGTATTCTTTAATCCAATCACTTAATGTATCGGCTTTTATTAATTTTAATTGTTCTACAAAGTTTTTTAATTTAATAGAATTTAAATTCTCGCTATGTAAAGTGTCAAATATCTTTTTTAAATTATTTGAAGGACCCTCTCTTAATTTAATTAATCTTTTTTTTTCTTTCTCATTTATTGCTTCATTAATTTCGTCTGTGTAATTATTATATCTGTCAAGCATATTTTTAGACACTTTTAACATTTCTAATGTACCCCCTAAATTTTCATCCTCTAAAAAATAATCATTCAAATTGGGAAATTTTTTAAAAAGTTTTTCAGATGTTGTGTCATTTATTTGTAATTCGCTGGTTGTATTATCATCCCCTGATAACGATTCATTATCACTATCATTTACCTGAACTTCTTTTTCAGGTTTGAGAGTAGCCGAAGTAATACCGGTATCGTTTGGCTTTTCTTGAGATAATTCGGGTTTTTCCGATGAGTCTGTCGGTAGTGGTTGACTCGGGTTGTCATTTCCCAGGACATTTTTTTTTCCATCTTTCTCGAGAGAAGTTGAATGATTTAATTCAGATTTTTTTGACAATTCGGTTTCAATACTTTTTTTAAGTGTTATGGCGGCTTGAATTGTTTTTTTATATTCTTCAAGTTTATTCTCATTAATATGATCGCTAATATTAGCAATTCCATTTAAATTACTTAACGTTACATTATTATTTCTTGTATTATCAGCTTCATAAAATTTTATTAAAGAGGTTGCTTCTCTTTTTAAATCATCTATTTCTTTCGTTTTTTTCTTGGTTTTTTCTACAATATTACCAAAAACATCCAGGACTTTTGGCTCCGGGACTGCTTTGACTACCGGGTCTTGTTTTGGTAAAATACCAGATAATGCCTTAGCTACACCTTCAGTATATGGAGATGACGTGATGTTTGTGATGTTTTCTTTTGAAACAGTGTAATCCATAATTTTATTACTGATTGTGTATGTATTGTCATCAATAGAAGTTATTGTACCTCTATCCGATTTACCATTATTAGTAAAATCAACCTCATCGCCAACCTTGAACTCAGGAGACTTTTTGCTATCTTTTATTCCTGAGAGTTTTTCTGATCCATTATCTTTTCCTTGTAACGAAGAGGGTGAGTCGGTTTTCTCTGGTTCTATAGTAAAATATTTACTGAAGCGATACACAAATTTGCCAGGATCATACTCAATTTTATAATTACCATCAAGTTCTCTATTAATTATTTTGCCAATTTTTGAGTTACCTTTACTATCTATGAATTTAACTTTAGTGCCATTTGAAACAGAACTTTTTTGTTGGGCCGTTGTTGGCGAGGATGAACCTTGTGTGGCCGACTGCGATGACAATATGGGCGACCCTTGGTCTACTTTTTCGACTTGTTTTGTGCCCATATCTGTTGAAGCTGTCCGATCAATTTTTAATGAAGGTGCTTCTTTGCCTTGGTTTGATGTAATGGCACTCTCTTCGATTGGATTTTCTTTTTTTAAATTTTCAGTTAAATTAAGTAAACGTAATAATTTATTTTTATCAAAAACATGGTTTCCACTATTAAGTATTTTATTTATATTATATTTTAAACTTATCCCTAATTTCGTCAAATCAGGCTTATTGTCAAATTTATAATAGTTTTTTTCACGTAAATCAATCTCATCGCTTGATGAATATTTATTCTTTAAATAATCAAATAATCCATGCAATTTATCTATAATGTCTTTTACACTCAGATCTGAGTTTTTGTTTGGATCTGTGCCATCTGATTTGGTTGTCTCTCTCGATTTCAGGTCTACTTTTTCGTCTGATGTTGGTTGTGATGCGTCGTCTTTACCCACTGGGGGACTTAATGATGATGCGCCATGACCTGATGCTGGTGTTTGTGATGACATTTTGGGCGCGATTTTTGTCGAGTCTACTTTTTCGGATAGTTGTGTTTTCAGTTGCTCCGGGTTTTCACCTGATTTACTGAATGCGGTCGATTGTGTGGTCTTTGTTGTTGGTTGACTTGATGGCGTTAAACCTTGTGCGGTATCTTGGTCTGGCGATGATGATGAGTGACCTGATGAGGATGAATCTGTGCCATCTAATTGCGACCCTTGGTCTACTTTTTCGTCTGATGATGTTGGTTGTGATGGTTGTTTTTGTATTTCTTTCATTTCTTGATCTTTGGGACCTTGAAATTTTCCTTCATCTGACTCTTCGTCCGAGTCTTCATCCGACTCTTCATCCGACTCTTCATCCGACTCTTTACCGGGTTTTCTTTTTAAATCTGCCATTTCTCGATCTCCAGGGTTGCTTTTTAAAACTACCATTTCTCGATCTCCGTAAATATTTGAGTTTTCGTCGGGTTTTACATTAGGGGGAATAGATTTGACTTTTGATGCTGGTGCGGCGGGTGGTTTCCGAGTTGTCGGCCATGACGAATGTTCTAGTCTTCCTACCGATGATTTGCCTTGACCTGATGCTGGTGATGGTATGTCGTCTTGGCTTGATGCTGGTTGTTGTGGAGGAGTTGAACCTTGTTCACGGGCTCCAAGATCTGCTCTATATAAATAGCTCGAATCATTTATATCATCTGACG